AATCCATCGCTGCGACTCCTCTTTCCAATTGTTAATATCTTCCTCAGTGCCAAAGGTTACTGTTATTTCTCCATCTTCGTGAACAGTTCTTTTATATATTTTATATTGTTTAGGCATTGTTATCTCTCCTTAGTTGTAATTGGCTTAGTGTATAACCATATTTTTTAGTTAATAGTTCAGTGACCATCTCAGGCCTATCGTTAAGCATAAGTAAAAGTGTTTTTTCATTGTTATAATTTGTCATTGTTTAGTTACTCCTTAATTATAATAGTTTGTATAATTTCTTGATTTGTATAATCAAAAATATCTATGGCCGTATATTTTTTTAATTTACTGTTAACCCTTAGAATTAAGTCAAAGTCTAAAGAATTGTTTTTATTTACAATTTGTATATGTCTATCTTGCATTACTTCATTACCTCCACAATTTGATTAATATTGTTATCTTTTACATAACACTTAAGGCACTCAACACATTTTCCAGAACAATTAACGGCACTTTTATCAAAAGAATCTGAGACACTGTTAAAAGTTTTATGGAATAGTCTAGGTATAGTTTTTAATGGTTTATCAACTTGTGAATTACTAAATATAAGAATTAAATTTTTTGGCAATTCTCTTTTTTGTTGAACCTTATAAACTAAATCTTTTCTTTTAGTCCAAAGTGTAAAAGTTGTATGCTTATTCTTTTTACAAATATTTAACAAGTTAATTAGATGTATATCGTTTATTAGTTCACCATCAGAACTGAACCTAAAATATATATCTAATATTGTAGGTAATAATTCATTATGAATAATTTCTTTACTTAATAAATTTGAGTTATGTTGCCTGGATGGAATACAACTTTTTCTAAAAGTTTTAAGATTATTCATAGAATAACAAGAACTGCAAATTGAATTCTTGTTTTTACTTTGCTTTATACAAAATTCATTAGTCAAGGTATTTGTATTAATAGATTTTAGTTTTTCCATCTTACCACTACCTTGAGTAATTTTAAGTGTGTTATAGTTCATTTTTTAGTTACTCCTTTTTTAATGTCTAAGACTACCCAAAATTAATTAGGTAGTTTCGATTAATAAAAATCTCATCAGTTAGACTTTTTTTTGTACTGACAAAACATGCAGCACTTTTTCTTTTACTCCTTAACATTAAATATTTTATATTCAATTTCATTTACTCTTGAATCTGGACATTCAGTGTGATCCATCCCACAACTTGAACAAAAAGATTCAACACTTTTCAAGTGGATATAATTGTGATCGCATTCACAATCCCAGAACCGTGAGTCAGTATAAAACTGACTTTCAAGGCCTTTATTATGTATTTCAAGATAACTTTTAGTTGTCATTGTTAGTTACTCCTTATTTTTAAAGTAGGGTTTTTCAACCATTCCTCCATTCCTTTAAGATACAATTTATCTTTATAAGTTTGTATTGCATTGTTATAGTCATCGTAGATTTGTTCGTGTCGATACCATTCATTTAGTTGACAATCTGAAGTTTTATATCGTTTACTACAATGCTCACAATAAAACCATTTTGTCATATCTGGAATAAACGTCTCATGGTCATGAGGACAAACCCACAAATATCCCTCTACTTCTATTTGTATTTTTCTTTTAGTTGTCATTATTCTAACCCCTTAAGCATACCCATTCCAAAAAAGGCAATACCTCCAATTGTATAACCTAGAAATGCTTCAGGCATTAAAGATGGTGAATCAACTAGTAAAAATATAACGGCACTTGTTAAGGCCATAATAAAACAAAAAAGGCTAATGCCTAATAATACTATTGGATTGTTTAATAGTTTACTCATTGTTAGTTACTCCTTTAAATTTGGGGTTGACTTATGGTGCAACCCCTTGACCATTTAATTAGTTTATTCCTAACAATTCAAATAAAGCTTTAGCTATCTCATCCTTTTCATTGATACTAAAATCATTATTGGAATTGAAATCATTTCTAAGATTAATCCTTACTCTATCGTCAGAATGCTCTTCAGAATACCTACTTACTACTAACTCAATGTTAGCAGGTGTAAAGTCTACAAAAACTTCCCCATCTTGATTGAAGTCTCTATCTTCTTTTATTTGTTGCGTATTTAATTTCATTTAGTTACTCCTTTTTTAATGTTACATTATAATTAATAATACATTTAAATTACGTTGTCAAGTAAAAAAATAAAAAAAGAAAAAAAATAGACCCCATAAAACACAAACAGCCACAATAAAAAACTAAATGCCTTGATTTCATCATTATAATTGAAGCAATAAATATATAATCTGTTGCAACTATAATAAAACTGTTTGTTAGGCCATAACTAATGACATTTTAACTGCCACTATCCACCTAAAAATTTGATCATTGCGATAATGATAATGGGGAAATCTGTGGCCATACTATCCGTGTATCCCCCTCATATTTTTGTACCAAAATAAAAAGGTGTATGCAGGAGTGCATAGGTACACTTATAGTTACTCTTCTAGTTAACTAATAGTTAACCCTAAGTATACTAATAGTGTTACTCTTATTACTACTCCTATAATTACTCTTATAATATAGACTTATAGTTAGACTTATAGTTAGACTTATAGTTACTCTTATAGTATCTCTTTCCTTGACCCTATCTATAACCAGTAGCACATAGATTTTTACCTATTGATCCAGTTATGGTTTTGTCTTTGTCTTCCTATATTGTGTTCCATAAACCTATCTAGTTCTTCTCTTAGTAGGTTTTCTTTATGTTCACTTACAGCATCTTCTGCATCTCTATCCATTATCTCAGTCCAGTAGTTAACTGCCATAGATAGAGCTTCTAGTCTATCATCATGGATGAGTGCACCTCTATCTCTTGTTAATCGTGTTATCTGATAGAACAACTTATACTTAAGATCTTGTGTTGACTCAAAGTCATCCTTAATAATCTTCTCGTCTACTATGAGTTTATGACTATTGAATACTGGTTCTAATGTATCTATGATTCTTTTCTCTTTTTGTGTACTATGTCTAACTTCTTCTATTGTACAAGGATAGATACTAGCTAGAACTGGTTTTAAGAGCTGTGAGAACATACCATCACCAAAGTTTGACTCAACTATCATCTGGTTGACATTTTGCTCTCTAGCGACCTCTGAGAGCTTTCTTAAACTTTCAGTAGAATAACCATTAAGTAGTCCACCAGATGCTGTTAGGTATAGGTTACCATGTAGCATTTTAACTACAGCATAACCAGTTTCATCTTTACCTCTACCAGCAGGATCGATGGCCATTACTGATCCCTCCCACTCGGCATAGTCATCTGCTATGTGCATGGGAGCTACCCAGTAGTCACCTTTTAGTCCTAAGTTAGGCAGCATTTTACAGGCATCTAATTGGTCTACACCTGATGCCCACTTTAGGCTGACTGGTGCTTCTTCCCAGGTGTGTACTCCTGAGAGAACCATAAGGTCATTAATCTTGAGAGGATACTTGTTAGCATCTGATAGAGATACATCAAGCATAAACTGTAAGGCAAACCCTGATTTACCATACGATAACTCACGTTCTAACAGATCGTCTTTATCGAATCGTTTAGGATCAGTAGGACTACCTGCTTCTCCATCAGACTCACTAATGATAGGTGCTAGTTTGTGACTGTAAGCTACCTTTTGTTTATCATCAGGATAACGAGCACACCAGATACGAGTCTTGTAACCTCTCTCGTCTAACTGATTGTACACTGACATTTCAGTTTGAGGTGTACCGAGGAATAATATACGACCACCTGGTTTGACAATAGATTCAAACTCTTTGACTGTCTCTGAGAGTTTGTCTCGCATGAGTTGTGTTTGGGAATTGTTGGCAGACTCGATATCGTCTGCAATAATGATATCAGCTCGTGATCCAGTTAGCTGGCCAGTGATACCCATAGATTTAACTGAGGGTGCATGACTTGCTTGTGCTGTACCAACATCAAAGCTGATCTTAGACATTCTTTGTCCATCTCTAGGTTTGAGATGAGCAAGTATAGGAATCTCGTGGATTAGTCTCAGAGTAAACGTAGAGAAGTCATCAGCTCTTGTCTTAGATGCTGACACAACTAATATGTTTTTCTGAGGGTCAAGTAGGAGTTGGTGGCATACAAATGCCGATGTTATCCAAGATTTACCAGCTCCTCTAAAAGCTTGAACTACAAGTCTGCGAAGTGTTGCATCTTGTATGTAATCAGCCATGTCATACTGGACTGGTGTTGGATGTGGTAAGTTAAGATGTTTCCAACAGACGTACAAAAAGTTCTTAAAGTCTTTTAGCTTGCCTAACACTTCCATCGTCTTAGTGAAGCTCTAGCTCTTTCTGAGTTTTTAGATCTTTTAACTA